ATGAAAAAGAAGCTGTATTCATACATACGCTGGTCAAGTGCGGTACAGGGTAGGGATGGCGGAACTACTCAAGAACGACAGTTAGAGAGTGCTGAGAAGTATGCCTTAGAGCATGGTTACGAACTGGTAACTATGATCGATGCAGGGGTAAGTGCTTTCCGTGGAAAAAACGTAATCCGTGAACAAAAAGCTGAGATAGAGAAAAAGACTAACGTTAAAGTCGGGGAGTTAGGAAGGTTTATAGACGCCGTAGAAGAGGGCTTGATACCTGCTGGTTCAATACTCTATTGCGAAGGGTTAGATCGCCTCAGTAGATCGAATATTACAACTGCCAATAGCCTGTTCCTGCAACTACTCACGTTAGATATTCAGATAGTCACTGGTATGGATGGAAAGTCCTACACAAAGGAATCAGTGAATGAAAATCCTACTGATTTCTTGATCAGTACTTTGATGTTTGTACGTGCCAATGAAGAATCCAGTACAAAGCAAAAGCGTACTTATGGTAACGCTGAAGCTCTGATCAAGCGTTTTAAAACTGGCTTACCTACCACAATCAAAAGTGTGGGTTCTCACCCACTCTGGATAGATGCAAGTACTGCATATGATGAACAAGTACGCAAGCATCCTCAGTACTGGCAGGTAGCACAATACGCTATGGAACTCTTCTTAGAAGGGGCTTCTGCCTTTAAGGTTTGCAAAGAACTTAACACGCGATTCCCTGAAGGCTGGAAAGGTAAAATGTGGTCAGTACCGAATGTGCGAAAGTTACGTACCAATCCGGCTGTATATGGATTACGTATCTTAAACGTCAAAGGTATCGAATATAAGCTTGAGGGTTACTATCCACCTCTGATTACAGAAGCAGAGTTTGCACGGTTACAGGATATTCAGCAAAACAACAAGTACATAACTACAGGCGAAAAAAACCAGATAAATTTGATGGCGGGTCTTCGCCTTTTCAGATGTGGTCATTGTGGCTCTACTATGATGGCAATGAGGCATAAAGATACAATTAGATACCTATGTGAAAAAGGTAGGGCTGCTGGCAACTTAAAAAGTAAAGATGATAAGCTTAAGAAATTAAAAGGCTGTCGTACTTGGTCATTAAGTGGTGAGTTAGTAGAGCATACCTTAATGTATGCTGTCACATACGCTTTCATCTATAAGAATAAAGACAACAAAGAAAAAATAGATTACGAAACCCAAATAAATGAAACCAAAGAGAAGATTCTTTCCGTGACGGCAAGAATTACTAACCTGACTGAGTTGATAAGTGCGGGATTAGGGAATGTAGTTGAAGTTGTTGAAAGTATCAAAACTTTGAATGAAGAAAGACAAGTACTAAACTTACATCTCGATAAACTCCAGCAAAATAACCTTCTTCAAGAGAGTAGCCACTTTGAAGAACTAATGATGAACTACTTTGAAACTATTCAATGGCCGATTATTGAAACAGTTGATCATCCAGAAAGGGTTAAGATTAGAGAAATCGTTAGAAGTACTATAGACAAAGCCGTAGTTTGGAAGATAGATAAAAAGATAACGATTTATTACGTTACTAAAGACGGTACTGATTTCACCTTTGAAGCAGGGGATGAAAAGGATGAATGGCGTTTCTACTTTGGTATGCCTGATTTAGTGAAACGATCGGATGATTTTGAGCAAGCTAAACAAGCATTAGAAATGAACAATGAAATCTTTGATAAGCTACTTGCACTCAAGAATCAAGAGGCTGAAGCCGCAGGTAATGCACTCAAAACTGTAGTTAAAGCACTACAGGTAGTTGGTTATCCAGCAATAGACGGTAAGTTATTCTGGCCTCGCAAATAACGAAAAAGCCAGTACTTTGCAGTACTGGCTTCTTTTTAATCTAATTTGGTTTCACGTCCTGCTTCAACATCACTGATAATGATATTAATCCATTGTTCCAAAGCTTCAATAATTTCTGATGTTAATTCTGTATCCATAAGTGCGTACTGCAACTGATCAATTTTACCGAGTTGCCATGCACGATGTGCCTCTTCTGGAGTACTGAATAATCCCAAGTGTGTTTGCTTTCCGTTGATTTTACAATGTGCCTGGTATGGGTTTTTACTACTCTTCGAAGTGCTAACACCTAATGGAAGTACTAAATAATTATCAGCATTACCACGACTGTTTGACTTTTTACCACGTAAGATATTATTGATATGTGCAGGGACGAACATACAAGTGTCAGCACTATAAAGGTTAGAGTAGGGTACTTTTAGATCCTTATCCAAATGCCAGTCAGGTTTATAGCCTTTAATGAAATTAGCAATGTATAATTCTCGGTTGTTGATCCATGCAGTATCAATAGCAATGTGCTGATAGTTCTTATTAGCTTTGCAGCGAAGTACCATAGAGTTATATGCACGTACTGCTTTATCACGAAGGGTGAGTTTTCTTTTCATATGAAATCCTTTTCATAGTTAGGTTTTATCTTGTGTAGTATTTATGACAAATCATCCATGAAGTGCCGTAAATAGAGTTATTTTTTGTTGTTAAGTTTAGTTAGGAACTTTTCGAATTGTACGTTGATGTAATTAGAAAGTTCTTCATTGAGCTTTATTCTTTTAATTAATTCTTCAAGTCCATCAAAGTTACCTGTGCGTTTACATTTCAACTTAAATGCATTCCATGCTTTTTGTTGGGCTTCATCTAATTTAGGTGTAGGGCCAGGTTTAGTTGCTTCTGTATGTTTGACTTCCAAGTTTACATATGTTGGGTTAGCGGAAAGGTATAATGCTTGATCTTCACTTAGTACATATATCACCATCTGGGTATCAACATCTCTGCGTCTAATAACGCCACGAGAACAATATTGATGCATTACTTCAAATTCTCTTTCAGTCTTTATATCAAGGCTGCTAAATTGAAATAGCTTTTTATAAGCCACTAATTCAATAGGTGAAGCATTCATGCAGCTAAAAAATATAGCTGTACGATAATTCATCAGACTGTTAACACCGCGTAGTATTGGCGGATAGCAATCCCCTGTTAATTCAGGGCAATTGATATTTTCAGTATAATAAAATTCTTTCTCGTTTTGGTTAATGTAATTAACAGCTTTGGAAATGATTTTTTCGCCTTCTTGACTTTCAGCATAAGCTTTAGTTAATCCAAACTTTAAACTGGAATTAGGTACAAAAAAGCGTACATCTATACGGCTCTCATCAATATCCGGTTTGCCTTCAAAATCCACCTTATGAAAGTACTGTGAGTTATGTTTGTAAAGTAAGGAAGCCTCAAAATTATTAGCCATGAATATCATTTCATGATTCTCATACACTGATAAATCGTGCCAGCCAATCAAAGTAATATACCGCTTCTGTTTTTCTGAAACCGGAGGGTTGTTAACATAATCTTTGTTGACTGCTAACTTGTTAAAATTCCTCATTAGCAGATTTATACTATCAATAATTTTAATAACGTCATCACTCATTTCGTTAGTGATTTCCTTAGTTTTTACTTCATCGAAATCCTCATTAACTTGCTTCATGATTTCAAAAATTTGATTGCTATAAATCCTTGACCATTCTTCATAATCTGCTGAAGATATACCGCAAAAGTAGTTTTTAGAGAACTGTATGCAATCATCCATCCATGTTTTAGCTTTAAGTGTTTCGCTTGGTTCAAGGAGATAAAACATTGCTTCTGTAATTAGCAGTACTCTCACTTTACGATCACGTAATGCAGCACGAATATCTCTAAGTAAGTTTCCATTTTTTGTTTCTGTATTGAGTACTTTTACGTGTTCACTGATTAATGATAATTCTTTGAAAGTTTCTTCCTGTAGTTTGATAGTGGGTTGAACTATCAGATGTTTGACATTCATATAAGTTTTTAGTACTTCATTAATCATGTAGTGCGTTTTACCAGAGCCTGGCTGTGTATCAATGTATTGCATTTTAAATTCCTTTTTTTTTAACTATTTGAATTATTTATCGCAAGCGAGCAAAAACCCTCGATAATGAGAGTTTTAATTAGATTTTTCGAATTTTTTATTTGTGATCTTTGAACGATTGTTCGATGAGTGATTGAATTGCTGCTGACATAGAGCGATAGCCGAATCTTTCAGTTAGTACTTCCAGATGCTCACGTTGTTCAGCGGTGATACGACAAGCAATGCGTTCAATTTTGATCTCTTCTTCGTTTGAATTCCTGTTCATGTTTGACTCCTCTTTTTAATATTAGTATAGGACATAAATTTTTTCTGTTTCAGGATTATTTGTAGTATTTATGGTTGCCCTGATTAAAACGCATTGAAATGATTAAATGCGGTTGAGATTTGATTGCAAACAAATGTCGAATTCGCACACACGAATTGTCGAATAATTCCTTTAAATATTTCTTAAAGAGACTTTTCGACATAAACTAAAAACGAGTACATTTCTTGTTGTACGAGCGACAGCGAGAACAACGAGAGATGTAAGAGAAGAGGGATGAAATCCCTCTTTGAATGTTGAAACCTATATAGGTAGATTGACGTAGGTGTTTCCCTTACAGGAAACCCCAACGGCTTTTGTTGGTACATCTCGCTAACGCTCACTGTACCAACAACGCATTCTTTTTTTATCTGTACTTGATAGGTACTGAATTGCTTTCGCTTTTCATATGTACAACTCAAAGACTTCTACTCAATGGACAAATACTCAAAAAAAGGAATTCAAATGAGAGAATTAGATATTACCCTCAGTAATGGGGTGTTTACATATGAGAGCAAAACAGAACTTATTACAATGGATCATGGACTCACTTATGTGGTTTGCAATGCAGTTTATGGAGACATCTACATTGTGAAGTACTCAAAAAGGGGACAGGAACCAGATGTATTAGATACAAATATACTTGAACTGCCTATTGATGATGACATTGATTGGAGGGATTACGCATTCAATATTAGTACAATAAATGGAATTGATACTGATTGGTTGAGAGTTGTTGTAAGGGATCTCTTTCGCTTCATTGAATACATCAACACATACATAAAAGTAATCCCAAGAAAGTACTGAGGAATTGCCTATGGCTTCTTACAAAGCAATGATTTTAATAGTACTGCTTTCTGTCTTTTCTGGATGGAAAGCAAGTACGTACTACACAGGTTATGAAATGAACCTCGAAAAAGACGTTACTGCATCTATCAAAAAAGAGATCAGTGATATGCAGTACCAACAAGCAGAACAACTAACAGCAAAACTCAATGAGTTAAAAGATCAGGATTTTAAGGTACTCAGGGAATCACAGACGATCATTGAACGGCCTATCTATTCACAGCAATGTATTGATCAAGAGGGCATAGAGCTATTGAAGCGGTACAAGGAGGCGAGCAATGCACTACGTAACAAGAAGCCTTAAGGCTGCTCTCATCGGCGTTGCTCTACTACTGACTGCCTGTAGTACTCCAGTACAAGTAGCCCCTGTAATCGAACAACAATCACTTCTACAGCCATGTAGTAATGACACGCCAATACCTACAGATACTTCCGGTAAAGCCCTCATGCAAGCCCTGATTGATTACCAAGGCATCTATAGCGAATGTGCAACAAGGAACGATGCACTGATAAAGACCATAAAAGGACTTAGACAATATGACAAAAAAGTATGATTCGAAATTCGAACAACAAATAGATAAGCAGTTTCCGCAATTAGAATACCATCCTGAAAATACTATCCAGTACACAATACCTTCCCGTTACGAGCCAGATTTCAAGTTCTGCACTGATACTAAAACTTACCTCATTGAATCTAAGGGCAGATTCCGTACCAGTACTGAGGCAGCCAAATACAAACATGTACGTGAAGTACTTCCTGCTGATCACGAAATAGTATTTGTATTCATGAAAGCTAATACCCCTATGCCTAATGCAAAAAAGCGTAAGGACGGTACTAAGCAGACTCAGGAAGAATGGGCTACTAAGAACGGCTTCCGTTTCTTTTACACGCAAAACCTAAAAGAATTGATAAATACTCCGTGATATTAAATTAACTAACGGAGTTTATAAAAATGGATGAATACGAGTACGAAGATGATTTTGAAGATACATATTACCTTCCAGATAGCAATGATGAATTAACAGGTGAATTGAAATGGACTGATGAAGCAGTTCATAACTACAACTTCTACGGGGATTACAATTAACATGGAAGAATTACAAAGGGAACTTGAAAGAAAGTTACTGATGCAAGGCTATGAGAAAGACCTGCTTCAAGCTTCAGGTAGTTACGAAAGGGCAGCGAAAGGAAACGGTTCAGTACTGGACTTACCAAGAGGGAAGCAATTCTTCCTTGAAACATTCAGTACTGTACAAACCTTTCTGTATGAATCCATCGAAAGCGAATTGAAGAAAGCCCGTAAATCAAAATTCTATACAGCTCTTATTGAAAAGCAGTCTTTGATGTACCAGAAGGATGTGACAAACGCAGCGAAGTACTCTTTGTTTGTTCCTCGTTATGAAAACCCAATTACTTTGCTGGCGTACTTCATAACAAAAGAACTAACTAAGTTGATGGTAAGAGAGAATATTGTACTAACTGTTTTTTGCAGAAAGATCGCCAACTATTATATGCAAAGCTACAACTTCTTTGGTGAAGCTCCTGATGATGCTCTTGCTGGCGTAATCCAACTGGTAAGAATTTACGTTGCAACCGATTACTGTAAGTACTTCGAAACTCAAAACTTACCAGACGGGATAATTATCAAGATTAAACCAGAGTTCAGTACTCTACAGATCAGCAAAGAAGAACTACTGAACACTATTGAAGAAAGTCATGCCGCGTATAAACCTATGCTTGTTCCGCCGCTACCTCATAGCAACCTACTCGATTACGATGGCGGGTATCTGGAAATTAAATCTCCAGTACTCAAAAATCCTGAATGGGCTGAAGTAAGACAGTACAAATTCTCCAGTGCCCACGCAGGCAAGATGTTCTTCGAAACCATCAACAAAATGCAGGGTACTGAATGGGCTGTTAATACTGAGTTTCTTGAATGGATGAAGCAATGCAAACATCCAGAAGTAATGAAGTACTTTAATAACAACATCAAGAAGATGCAGATCGAACTAAACAAGCAGACCAAAGAGATTAATGCTCAGATTGCAAAGCTTCAGAAGACTGCGAAAACCAGTAACTATCTCAGTACTCAAAATGACGATGTTGATCAGAAAACTCAGCACATTATTGATGCACTTAACGCTAATGATGAGATCGACAAACTCAGCGAAGAACTGGTGAACGCTACCAGTACAGTAGGTAAAGCACGGGGATGGGAACAGACGTTAACGGATGTTGAGTACTTCAGCCAGTACGAGAAGTTTTATCACCCTGTCTTCTGTGATAACCGTAGCCGTGTCTATACCTACAATACGTCTTTGTCATTCCAGGGTAACTCACTCGCTAAGGTATTGGTACGAAGTTTCAGTACTGAAAGGCTTACCGATAGGGGCGTATACCAGCTTCAGGTACTGCTTGGTGGGATGATTGAGGGATTCAGTAAGAAGAGTACCAACGCACGTTACAACCGCGTACAGGAGCTACATGAGGCATTCACTAAGTGCATCGAACACAGCGATTACAGTGTGATTGATCTGCTTGATGAAGATGAAGTACTACAGGCACTGAACATCATGTTCACCCTTTACATGCACCATACAGATAGTACTTACCAAACCGGCATACTCGCCTACATTGACGCCACCAGTTCTGCAATCCAGATACAGGCATTAGTACAGAAATGTTCCAAGGCAGCGGGGCTAACGAATCTGCTACCTAACAGTACTGATGAACTGCCAGATGCGTATAAAGCCGTGGCTGATACCTGCAAGGCTATGTGTATTGAAATCGCCGCTCAAAGCGATGAAGAGATAAATACAATGCTAAAAGCGTATTACCAAATACACGAACCAGAAAAGCTAAATTACATGGGGAGCTAAGGATAGTTCCCCATTCATAACTAAGGATGGGGTATGGAAATTAATCACCTGCAATTAAAATTGATCGAATCTTGCCGTAATAAAAAACTATCAGTAGAACAGACATTGAGTACTTTAATCGCTCAACGTGACTTGTGCGTTAAAATGACTGATCATGCCGATGAAGTATTTGCACGTAAAACTTTTAAAAAATCGGTAATGGTAATTACTAACTATGGCGGTACTCAAAGAACCTCAAGACAAGACGTAATAAGCCAGCTCAAAACATTTGATGATGGCTTTATATATTCACTTACCCCCTCAGAAATTACCATGATGACAAACATGATCTTCTGGTCAATGGAGGAAGGTGTACCAAGTGCTATGAAATTCCTTGGGTACTTCCGTAAGTTGCTGGGGTTTGTACTGAAGCATAAAGATGCAATTGAGTTTGTTAACCCTCTTAATAACTTCCCTGTAGTACTCAGAGTCTATGAAGAGGAATCGATCTCTCTTAGCTACAAGGTACACGGGAAGACGCTAACCAGCCGTATCAACAAAAAGACCAGTACTACCAACAAACGCAAGACTACCAGTAGTTCAGTACCATCCATCATACACAGTGCTGACGCCGCACTACTGCACCTTATCAAACACGGTATGTTAGAAGCAGATATGGCCTACATTCATGACTCCGTAGGCGTACATCCCAACAACATTGAAAGTACCAAGACAGCCGTAACCAACTCACTACTGGCTGTGGCAAAAAGTGAGTACTTCGAAAACCTCAAAGATCAGTTACTGGATGGCATACCGCCAGAAGCAGTACCAGATGAGCTAAAGCACGTACCTACTGAAGATACATGGGATACCTGGGAAGAAGACCTTAAAACGGCATATAACGCTTATATGTAATTAAAGCCGCCTACTTAATGGATTAGATAAAAGGAGAACTCACATGGACACATCAATCATTAAGCAGCGGTTTATCAATTTGAAATTATCGACTGATATTACCGTTCCCAAAGAGAGTACTGTGAACGTGTTTTCAGTACTTTCATTATCAGATACTCAAACTCTGGTTATTCAGAATAAATCAGGTGTCACAGTACTTATCAGTGATGATCTCACCAAAGGATCAATTGAAGTACTCGATGAAATAAAAATTACATGCACCAGTTTGGTTCTGCACAATTTAACTCACAGGGATGCAGTACTGAACATTACAATTACAGGATAATAATATGGATAAGGAATATCTAAACGCATTGAGTACTAAAGATGAAGTACTTGATTATGCCAACACATTAGGCATCACAACATTAGTAAAAACTCGCTCACTCAAGAACCTCAAATCAGATCTACAAATCACGTTTCATCAATCGCTTGCTGATGTAGTTGATGCTGTTAACAGTGTTAGCACTAAACCAATCGAAGGTGAGAATGTAGTATTAGTAATCAAGAACTATGAAGTCATTCAGGTAGTACCTGTCTCTGCACTGGAACAGTACTGTAAAACTATCAATATTCCATATGCCGCCGCAGAATCAATTATCGGTAAAACCTGGTTAAACGTGCATGGGTATTCCTTCAAAGAAGAGTACTAATCATGGCTGAAGAAAATAAAAAGAAACGTACTACCTATGTACAGGACAGAAGCAAAGCACGGAAAGCACGACTCTCACCAAAACTCAATGAAGATACATTACAGATGCAAGCTCGCTATGAGCAGGAAGGATACAAGAATATTGCAGAAATATTATTCTTGATTGCTAATGATGCTTATGAAGACCTTGCAATTACTTTAAAGACGCATGACTTACATAGCGAAGAGTACGAGCGTTCATTTCAGCGTGCTTTAAAAGCAGCGAATAACGCCGCACCATACTTTGCCAAAGCAATACGTTCAAACGTAGAAATTAATAACACTATTGAACCTAACAATGTTGAGGACGCAATTAAAAAATTATTAGATAAAAAATAAAGGGGCGTTAAATGGATTTAACCCTATTGGATCACATTCAAGATATACCAGCATATGTCAGTACTCTCACCAATGAAGAAAAAGTTTCAGTACTGAACTATCTACAAGCCTGTAAGGATTACAGGGAATACAACAAGCTTGAATTCTTTGAACCTGACCAGTGGCAGGTAGACGCGATCACGTTAGGTAGTACTGAAGATTTCAGGATGGTATGTGCCGGAAACCGCCTCGGGAAGACATACTTTGGTACTTATGAAACTGTCATACATGCTACAGGCCGATACCCTGAAGGATGGACAGGACACCGCTATACCAAACCAATAAACGTACTTGTAATGGGCTGGGACTGGAGCCAGATCAACCGGCCTAAATGTACTGCTGAATGCATACTTGGTACTTCTGATTCACGCGGCAGCGGCTGGATACCAAGACAAGATATAGTAAAGCTTATCCCTAAGACGGGGCTTCAGAACACTGTCAGTACTGTATACGTGAAGCATTATGATGCAGCAGGTGTATGTGACGGTGAAAGCCGTATTACCTTTGATGTGTACAGTGCTGGCGTTGGTACTCTCATGGGTATGGAAATTGACTTTGCGTTACTTGATGAACAAGTACCAGAAGACATTTTCAGCCAAGTTAAGAAGCGTACCTGGACTTCACGCGGTCGAGTACTTTACGTAGCCACGCCAGAAAAAGGCTTGGATGATGTTATTAGACAGTTCTGGGAACAAGACGGTACTCACCACAGCGGATTGGTACACGTAACGCTATGGGACAGTAATAGATTCACCGATGAAGAAAAGGTGAAGATGAATGAGCAGATCGAACCTTGGGCCAGACAGTTCAGTATTCAAGGAATCCCGAGTGCGGGTAGTGGTGCAGTGTTCGCCGGGATAGTACTGGAAAGCCTACTTGATAATAGTTTCACTATAGGCAAGCACTGGAAACGTATGGCGGCAGCCGATTTAGGCTACTCAGATGACATGGTATTCAGTTTCATTGCATACAATCCCGATGACGGTACTTATTACCTCTATGATGAGAAATCATACACAAAGACAGATGCAATAATTTGTGCAGCCGGTGTACGTCCAATGCAGCACGGATATATACCAATGATCCTACCTACAGATGCAAAGTCTGAAAGGGGATTAGGAGCAACATACCAATCTATTTTTGAAGGGGCAGGTTTAGTACTAACAAAAGAATATGCACGTAACTGGTACTTTGATCCTACAGGAAAAGACCGTACTGTTAAATCAGGCATTATATTCATGCGTGAGTTAATGCTATCAGGCAAGCTTAAAGTACATCCTAAATGTACGGGCTTCTTAAAAGAGTTCAGCTTGTACTCATACGATGAAGACGGAAACTTTATCGATAAGGATAACCATTTCATTGATAGCTTCAGATATAACATCATGGCTATCAATAAATTTGGTGTGTCTGAATACGATCACGAAACACGAGGTACTAACAAAACTATCAGTACTAACGAATGGAGTAAGTACGTCAATAACTACGATACTTACTAACGGAGAAATAATTAAAATGGAATTTAAATATACCGATCTTACTTCAGGTCGAACCCCTGATCTGTCTTCAGATAAGTTAGAAGCTTTTGAGCAAGCACTACTTAAACAAGTACGTTCAGATGTAGATGATTGTGAAGAGTACCTTGAAGAAACGATTCGCCCAAAGATTACTGAAAATTGGGGATTCTATAACGGTACATTGCCTAAGAAGCGTGAAGGCGAACCATCGTTTGTAGACAATACTTGTACAGCAACAGTTGAACACTATGTAGCCGCATGTATGGATGCATTCAGTAGTGGTGAATCACTTGAGGTAGTACCTGATGGGGTCACATCCCCTGTAACACTGAAGGTAATCAATCAAGTACTTAATGATGTACTGGACAGCGATAACGACAGGCAAACCCTCTACCGTGCGTTTTTCAAAGATGCGATGGTAAGTAGTGCTTCGGTTATGCGTCCAATCATCCGTGAAGAGAACAAGATCGAAAAAGAATTCTTCACAGAACAAACACAAGATGTGATTCAGTTCAGACAGGCACAGCTTGAGTCTGATGATCAGTACGAATCAGTAGAGGTTATCGTTACTGACAGGAAAGACGAACAGATCAGCAATGATATGCCGGTAGAGCCAACATCTCTACTCGGGCAGATGGATGTAACAGGTATCAGTACTGTCATTGAGCAGACTCTTTATACTGGATACTTCGCTATTGTTTCGAAAGTAAAGACTATCAAAATCGAAGCTGTACCTGCTGAAAACTTTATTATCAACAAAGATGCACGTGGTATTAAAGATGCTCGTATTGTTGGTCATAAAGCGATGACTACTATCAGTACTCTATTAGAAATGGGTATTGATGAAGGTAAAGTAATGGAAGTTTGGGAAAAGTGTAATGATGACGATGCAGATACTAATGTCGCGTCACTATCACGGAAGTCAGGTTTAGTACTGGATAATGATGATGATTCTCTTGATAACTCACAACGTGAAGTAGAGCTATATGAGTTATATATCAAATCATCTGTGGAAGAAACTGTAGGTACTGATAAAGAAATAGCGGTATCAAAACTCTATCAAGTATTTTATTGCGAAGGTGTACTTTTAGCGTACCAGGAAACAGATGAAGTACCTTATTGCGGTACTTCACCAATTCCAAGACCTCATATGTTTTGGGGTGAGGGCATGGTAGACCTAACCAAATCTATTCAGAGTGCCCGTACTGGATTACTACGCCAGCAGTTCGTGTATAACGAAATGGCAAGCCGCCCACGCTTTGAGTACAACCCTGAACAGCTTCACAATGTACGAGATATTTTTAACACGAGTCCTGGAACCGGAATTGCCGTGAAGTCGGCAGGGAGCATCAATCCTATCCAACTATCGGCATTGATGGGTGATTCAGCCGGACTACTACAGATGCTCGATACCATGCGTGAATCTGGCACAGGAATGTCATTTGTTGGACAGGGGATGCTTGGTGAAGCACTTGCCGCAGGTTCAAGTACTCAATCAGCCGCAATGATTTTGTCAGAAGGACAGTTAGTACAGAAGAGTGTGATCAACACTCTACTCAACGGTGCGATCATTCCTCTTGTCAAAACTCTGTACAACATGTTGCGTGAAAACTTCAGTGCATGGGATCTACAGGTAGATGGTGAGAAACTCACTATCAACCCTAACGAATGGCCTGAACTACGTGATGTACGTATCAAGACGCCTTTGGGTACTACAGCCAAACTGGAACAAAGCCAGAAGTACGGCAACCTTGCACAAGTACTGGCAACGGCTGCACCAGGTACTGAACTCGCTAAGTTAGCCAGTGCAAGTAACATCCGTGCCGCGATGGTGAAGAGTTATGAACTCATGGATATTGCAGATGCTCAGTACTACATGAACGATGACAGTACTATCCAGCAGAAAGATCAGCTCACGCAGCAGCTATCCCAATTACAGCAGCAGATGCAGCAGATGGCTCAACAGCTACAGCAGCTTTCAGATCAGAATCAGGTACTACAGAGTACTGCTAACAACATGGCACAGAAGCAGCTTGAACTGGATGAACGTAAGGTTGTGCTTCAGGAGCAGCAAGCTCAGGCAGACATGCAAAACATGGCACATGAGCAGATCCGCAAGCAGGATGAAACCGATGGCAAGTTGCAGAACATGGCTGATAAGCAGGCACTACTTGAGAAAGAAGAAGCTCTTAAAGAAGAAATGGCTCAGGCTGAAATTAAATCTGGAAATAATATTTTCACATCAATTTAAAGGGGGAATGGATTTCCCCTAAAATTACAGGAGTTAATAATGTCCGAAACACTAAGCGACATTTCATTAGCACCTAATAGTACTCAGGAAGTAAATCAAACTGCACCATATTTGATTCAGCCTAAAACTACTCCAGTACTAATAAGTGCTTCAAACAATACAATGCAGGGATACGAATTACAGGTAGGGGAAACCTTAGTTGTTGATCAGGACGTAACCGTATATCTCACCAATAAGACATACCGAACCGCTTCTATCGGTATCCTCAAGACTGACAGTACTAACGCACCAGTAGTACCCGCAGAGGCCGTATACCTTAGCTCTGTGGGCTTAGCGATTATCGGTAGTACAAACCCTCAAGTACCTTTCACGACGAATCCAGAAGCCTCTACCGGCTATACTGCACAGTACTCATCTACTGACAGTACCGTTGTGCAGATCAACGCTGATAACACATGGACAGTACTGAAAGATGGTAGTGGGGTAAGTATTGCTGTCACGTTGACTAACGAAGATGGCAGTACTGTTACTGATAGCTCAGGCGTTGTTACTTCAACCCTCTCAGCTTACACAGACAGTACCAGTACTATCAAAGTAGGTGAAACTTACCAGCTTACTTACACCATCAGCCCTACTGAAGCCGCTACTCATCCAGAACTGGTACTTGAGTTCTTCAGCAACGATCCCGCCGTTGCCTCTATCAGCAGTACCGGACTTGCTACCGGCGTTACTGATGGTAATACCCGTATAGGCGTCAAAGCTAAGTTCAGAGGTGCAGAGGCAAATGATAGTTCGTATTTCCAGGTAGACCCACAATAATAAAATAAGGAACCACAATGAAAACTACTTACCCTGATTACACTATCCCCGCTGATGGTGAAATCTCCTTGTATGCAGTATTCCCTGACTCAACAGGGAAGGCACTGTTAGTACAAAACAAATCGACTGCAAAGATCGTTATCAGAACTACTTCAAACACTTCTCACGATGGCTTTGAACTTGTTACACCATTCTCTATTACCGTATCCAGTACTGGAGATATTTTTATCAAGAATATCAGCTACACCAGTGCTGTGATTTCTGTATCTGAAGTTGAGTAAAGTAGTCCACTAAATGGAACCCGTACTGAAATACGGGATTAATTTATGGAGTGCATGAATGAATGACAATGAAGTACTAAAAAAGTTTGAATCCTTGCGTTCAGAGTGTTTGAACAATCCAGTATTCAAAGAGATTCTTGTGCAAGTCGAAGAAGATATTTTATCAGGGATTAAAAAGTCACCTGATGATGCTGTGATTTCTCACTATGAGTATCAGGCACTACAACGTATTATTGGAAAGATCAAAGCACTTAAATTCAGTGCAGCAGAACAAGAAAATATTCTTTCCAAGCCTATAGATGAATCAGACTACTATTAAGTAATAACTGAAATAATACATCTTACAAATATAACCTTTATCACTATGCATAGTGAGGAATACTTATGTCCGAAACAACAAACGAAATTCTAAGTTTCTTAGATTCTGAATCGCCAGCAGACTCCCCAGCGGAACAATCTCATGATGTAGAAAAAGAGGAACTTGACACCGACGAATCAACTACCGAAGAAAGTACTCATGACGATGAAGACGATTATGAAGCAGAAGAAGAGTCAACCGCAGATAGCGAAGATGAAGAACATGAAAGCGATGATGACAGTACTGATAGTACTGAGGCCAGCAACATTGATGATCATGACTTCACACTTACTATCGACGGTGAGGAAGTTACCGTAAAGGGTAGTGAACTCAAAAGTGGGTACATGCGACAAGCGGCATTTACCAAGAAGACGCAAGAGATTGCAACTCAGCGTAAAGCACTTGAAGCAGAACTGACCAAAGCAGTTGAACGGTCTGAGGCTGTCAAGTTCAATGCAAACATCGAAATGGAACGATTAGATGGTGCATTAAAGCAATTGGGCGGTTGGGATGGGTTACGCAAACAAACTACCCCTGAACAGTACGATCAATTTCACACACGTTATATTCAAGCTAAAAAAGACGCAGAATTAGCTGATGATATTTTACGTGAAACATCAAATTCTATGCGTGAAACAAACGCAAAAACAATCGAGAACATCTTTAAAGAGATGGCGAGTACTCGTGATGGCTTCAATGCCGGTACTATTAATGAGTTAGACAAATTTCTATCAAACCGTGGATTTACAGAGGATCAAGTACTAAGCATGACCTCGCCTGAAGCATGGGACATTGTGTATGACGCAATGCAATACCAGAAGCTACAGGAGCGTACTAATAAGAACGTAAAAACTGAGAAGAAAAAAGAGATTGAGTCTAAATCACATTTGAGTGCCCCTGTTAAAAAGACAGATCAAAAAGGAAGTAAATCTCGACAAATCGAGAAAGGACTTCAAAGACAAAAACAGTTGAGGGGCAGGGAACAATCCAAAGTTACACAGGATCTGCTATCAAAATTATTATAAGAAATTAGGAGAAGTATATGGCACAACAATTAACTGCCAATCTAAAGGGACAACACAAAGCACTGTCTGATATTGTCGAGAACATCTCACCAGAATCCACCCCGTTCCTTTCGATGATCGGTAAAAGTACTATTGATAACGTACTATTTTACTGGACTGAAGAAGAACTTGCAGCCGCTGGTAGTAACAGTGCAAAAGAAGGTGCTGACGCAAAAGACCATGTTGACAATGTTCTAATCGAACACGACAACTATACGCAAATCTTTACCAAGACTGTACGCCTGTCTGGTTCTGCAATGGTTACAAGTATTGCTGGTCAAAAACAAAAGCTTGCACATCAGGTTGAACTACGTGCTAAAGAACTAAAACGTGATCAGGAATTTGCGTTTCTATCAGGCCAGGCTAAAACAGGTGAGACTGCTTCTGTAGGCCGTTTAACTGCGTCTTATCAGGCACAGGTTGATGCTGGTAACGTTATTGATCAGGCATCCGCTGTAATTACTCTTGATGTAATTGATGAACTTCTAACTCGTCTATTCGAGAATGGTGCAACGCCAGACTACATCATGTGTCACCCACGTGTACGTAATGCACTGGTTAAAGCCATTTCTCAACGTGATGGAGTACTACGTGATGTAGGTAACGGTACTGAGATCGTTAATGATGTCGTTCGTTATACATCTCCAGTAGGTGCGGTCGATATTATTAATAACCGCCTTGCGAAGTATGATGCAAGTACTGGTATTGGTGACATTTATGTATTCGATTCATCTATGTGGGAACTTGTTACTCTACGTCCATATAGCCTAAATGAACTGGCTAAAACTGGTGATAGTGAAGCACGTCAATTAATCGTTGAATGTGGCTTGAAAAACCGCTCATTCAAATCTGCTGGTCTAATCACTAACGTTAAAGTTTAATTGAATTGAGTACTTAGTACTTAATTAACCAATCCTCAAGGGTAGGGCATAATGACAAATTTTGTCTGTGCCTTACCCTTTTTTATTTTATAAGGATATAAAATGGCTCAATACCAAAACGTATCTGACCTGTACACGGATGTACAAAAATACGTTGATACTAAGGAAGCTTATTTCATTAGTAAAATTCCAGCGTGGGTGTACTTTGCCGAAACTGAATTAGATCGCCGTTTACGTCATCCTGCTGCTGAAAAGGTGGATGTGTTCACTGTGAGTGCAGGCTATGACTATCTGACAGCACCTAAAAACTTACTGGAATTAAAATCAATCCGTAACCGGTCGAACAATCAGATTCTGTATCGTCAGTCCTATGAAAAAATATATGACGTACAGAACTACTCTAATCAGCCAATAGCCTTTGCCTCAGTATCCAACATGTACAAGCTGGATAAAGCTGTCAGTACTGATACCGCTTTTGAGGTGGTTTATTACATTGCACCAGAAAAGCTTGATGTAAGTAATTCCAGCAACCTGTATCTGATTGCCGTACCAGACTTTCTACTATGGGTAGCACTGGAGCAGGCATACATCTTTGACGGTCAGCCAGACCAGGCTCAGTACTGGCGTAACATGGCTGAAACCTCGTTAGCAGGACTACATGAGCAACTACTAAGGGAATCATATCAGGGCAGTACTTTAGTGACGTGGGCTAACTCAGACAACATCACGCGGTACTTTTAAAAAGGAGAAATTAAATGGCAGGGATTTTTGATTCTCTCGCTACAGACGATCCGCAATGGATCAGTAGCAGTGAGGAAAACGCCAAGCGTGCAGAACTGGCAGCTACCAGTGCGATTAACTCACAGTCATCAGCCGCAGCCGATGCAGATCAGGCAAAGCACTACATGGAACTGGCAGCAGGTGCTGTATCTGGTGTCGCTCTATTCAATGAGCGTCATGGGGCTGTGTACCCTCAAAAGGGTGACTACACGGCAGATATGGTTGGTGCCCGTTCTGTAACATGGTCGCCAGGCTGGAATGACATTACCAGTAAACCTGATGTAGCAGTAAAGACTACGGCACAGACCATCACAGGGCTGTTCTCCTTCAACGCAACCACACCTAATGAGGGTGTTGGGCTGGCATTTGGGGGTAACGGTTCTGAGTTACGTATGAACAATCTCACAACAGATTTAGAGATCATGCACGGTAACTCTAAGGCTATATTAGGACTACAGGAGGATGGCGTAATCTTCGCAAAAACAAGTACTGGCATGAAGTACCGGTACTATACGGAAGCAAACCCGTTTCCAATCGCTTCCAACTACAAATTACAAAAGTTGGCTGGTGCAGACTCGATCAAAATTGACGCAAGTACTGCCTCCGTATTTCACATTACGTTAGACCGTGCCAGTACTAATCTCACCTTTGCACCATATGGCGGTGAGTCTGCATTTCGTCAGATTACATTGTTAGTACTGCAAGATGTTTTTGGTGATCGTGCCATTAATTGGCCTTCAAACGTGAAGTGGTCACAGGACAGAAAACCACAACTATCATTAGATGCAAACATAATGGATGTACTTACACTCGCCAGCTATGACGGTGGTAATACATGGTTAGGATTCTTTAATGGTGGATGGTTTAACATGAATTAATAAAGAGGGTTATATGATACATAGCATATGGGATAATGATAAAGATTCCTCTGGTAATGTACTGCAACTTTTAAGAGGGCACAGGTACTTTCTTGAAAGAAACACGGGTAAAACCATCGATGGTAGAAAACAGCACTATGTTTTTAATGAACAAATGGTGTTAAGTAATAACCGTCATTTTATTGCAGCAAGTATGCAAGAAGCACAACCTGGAGGAGACGCTACCACAGAAGGACAGTCATTACAGATTATTGGTCATTGCTATGCATACATGGCTACTCGGGATGAATGGCAGCTTGATATGGCTAAGAAGACTTTTCAGGCATACATAGACCACTTCTATCAGGAACCAGTACCAGACATTCCACGAATGTATATCTGTAACTGGATCATCAACGGTAAGGAACCATCACTTGCAAATTACCCTATCGATTGGGAATCACCAACACACTCTGGATTCAAACGTGTAGTACTTCCCTATAAAAATGGTCTAACCAAAGTACCGCATGGTTCACCTTACTTTGGTGAGTACCTCGATAAAGCTACCTTTGCCTTTGTAGGTGAACTTGCATGGGATGCTATCAACGCTTCAGTACAGGCATTGAAAGCAGATGGTAGTACTGATTGGAGTAATGACGGTCAGCAGTATGACATTGACTGGATCATCAATTGGGAAGGTAAAAAAATAGATTGGGATGGCAATGTATTGAGTACCGGACACTCAGAAGATGAGAAAGGTACTATGCAGCTAAAAGATTCTTCTATTAATGGCGACTACAAAACTAACTTCACAGGTAAAGTACCGGTAGAGTTTGGTGGTTATTTAATGCCTACTAACTCTGCTTGGCATAATAGACCGGTCAACGTACCCGTAACTAAAGGTAATTTCGGAAATGCAGCCGATGCAGAACAATGGTTTGCGGATGCTGCATATCTATTATGGAAAATCACTGGCGAGGATGTGTATTACCGTGCATGGCAATGTTCTTTAGAAACCTGTAAGTCATATTCTGAAATTGATTTGTATGATCGCTTCTTCCGTAAAAGTACTAACGACAAATCGCCTTTTACTGATGGTATATCGTATGACTACTTCTATCCAAGCGAACAAGAAGCTACTTACAGCCGTGATTCAGAAGGGTACATAGTTATCGATCAAAGTGCAGAGGCACAAAGTACTTTAGAACAACAGGCGGTATGGTTCAGGATTTCGAAGGACTCTAAAGTACGTACTCAATATGGCGGGGTAGACAATGCCGGTAATCCGTTACGTGCCCGTATCAGGTTGATACTCTCACAGCAGAAGACGGATAAAGATCCATCAGCACGTGAGTACCAGTACGATTTACCACAGAGTACCAGTACTGCTGTGCAGACGTATGATGTTCCTCTTAGCTCTCTAACGCCTGTCACTGACCTTAACGGCAAAGAGTACTTCATGGCTGATATGCGTAGCGTCTATAAGTATGGAGAGCCAGATGTAAGTACTTCGATGATGACGGACTACAACATACTTGGTTCCCGTCAGGGTACAGTTAATCATACGGTATTCACATCAGACAGTGCAGGTATGGGAATTGGTTTCTGGTTACTGGATGCGGGTACTTCAGTACTGAACAGCATTACGTACAAAGCTACCAGACAGGTAGAGATCGGCATTGAAGATGATAATGGTTGGCGTTGGCAGTGGACATTGCAGCCTACCAGTACTTACGTTACGCAAAATCTTTTCTCAAGCCAGTTAGTACTAAGAGACTATCAGCCTAACCATGCTGATACTGAAGTAAGGCCGTCCACGCCGGTATACTCAGTACTGGAAGAGTTCTCTGTTACACCAGTAGAGAATGCTGAAACTCACTTCTACTGGTATTGCCTGAATGATGTACCGCCAACGTTCTCACTGGATGATGGCTACACCATGAAGTACAGCGTGACGATTTCTGGTGATGCTGCACATACTGCCAAATTAGGTGATTGTACGATACTTGATTACAAGCAAAATAATTTAGCATTCACGCCTGGTGTTATACCGTTCAGCAATATTTCTGTTCCAGACAATATTCAGTTCGATGGATGGCGGGGATCACCCTATCCGGGGTACATGCATCCGTTCATCTATACCCATGATCGAGTACCCAATGAATGGACTACTCACCTGAATAATATGATCGATTTTTTATGGTCATCTCAACAAAGTTATTACAACAACTTTGGGGAGTTAGGGCCTGGTATGAGTGCGTACATCTGGAACCGTTGGGACAACCTTAAGTACGGTAAACCTGATACCTGGACATTCTTCCATTGGGGTGATGGCCATGCATGGGCAGGTTATCAGCCCAGGGCTTATTGTAGTGCTGCACGTGCCTGGTACGAGTTGGTGATCCAAAACAAGCCAGTACCAGTAAAGTTGCAGCAGTACGTAGAGAATTGGGCTACATGGTTAGCTCAGAAGTTCAAGGAACATGGCTGTACGCCTACAGACTGGAACACGGATGGTAGTAGCGTGTTCGATACTACAGACTTCACAGGGCATATGTCAGGTTTATGGTTAGCTGGTTCATGCTTCGCAGTACTTGCAGGATCGACGCTATCAGTACTGCCTGAGTTCATTGAAGATGTGGTAGGGGAACTGGAACGTAACTTCATCAATACCGGAATACCTGGACATATCATGAATGGCTCATGGAGTCCTGCTGTACGCCTCGATACCGGAAATGGTGTAGAGAACAATGGGATGTTCTTTGGCTTCTGGAGTGGTGAAATCTTGAGAGGTTTGGGTATGTACTTACTCTATAAGCAGATGAAGCCAAAACAGGATATGTACAAAACAATAAGAAAATAACAATGAGAGTACTGGCATTAACTTGCCAGTACTTTCATGAGATGGATCTCAAAAATAATAACAAGGAGCATTAAAAGATGCCTTTAGATAATAGTAACTATATCTCGGAGATGAACACTAACAACCCTGTAGGTTCCGTTGATACTGTTTCAATGGTCGATGATTTCTTGCGTGAAATTAAGAAGACCATGAAGCAATCATTTCCCAATATCAATAAACAAACAACCATTACCTCAGATGAGCTTAATAATCTCAAAACATATTTGAAGCGTAATGGCACTGCATGGGATATGCAGAATAGCCCGCTCATTAATGTACAGGCATCTGAAAACAGTACTGCTGTACAGCCGCGTTCTTACAACGATGGCCGGTACTTACTCAAAGTTAATAACCTTGGGGATATAGGTAACAGGAACGTAGCATTACAGAACCTAATGTCAGGGCTGGATGCTGGGGCTGGCGGTTGGGCACAGATGCGTACTAACGTCACAAACATGATGTATCCGGTAGGTTCAATCTATATGAACTACTCGCGTGGTAACAATCCTCGTGATTTCTTTGGGGAAGGTACATGGGCTGCATACTCTCAAGGTCGAGTACTGATCGGTGTAGGGCAAACCTCAGACTCACGCGGTGAAGTTCGTAACTATGGAGCCGGTGCAGCAGGTGGTGAGTACCAGCACGTACTGACTGAAGCAGAGATGCCAAGTCACCAACATGCGACGGGCGGTATTGCAGCTTATGGTGGTAATACAGGCGGTGGTTCTAACCACGTCGGGCAAGGTAGCAACGAGATCAACTACAACACAAGGTATACAGACTGGCGTGGTGGTAATGCCGCACACAATATTATGCAACCGTTCGTTGCTGTGTTTATTTGGGTGCGTACTGGCTAATTAAAATCGCCCACTTATGGAGAAGGACGGGGATATAACATCCCCGTTTCTATTAGGAGAATAATAAATGACACAAGTAGTCATAAAAGGACTATCACAATATGGGGTGATAACGGATGTACCCCCATTTGAAACTCCTGCAAATGCCTGGACTGAAGTACGTAATTGTTCTTTTGAAAATGGCGGGTTAAGTAAGTCAGGTACACGTGAATCAGTAATGATCCCTTCAACTGATCAGGTTAATAAAATATATCCAAAGAATGGCAACATCTTTTACAGTATTCATGACAAGATTATTCGTGCTACTGGTGTAGCTAATATTGATGTTTCGCGTAATACAGGCGATTACCTGACTTCAGATGAATGGTTCTGTACTGAATTATCAAACGTAATTATTTTTACCAATGAATCTAACGTACCTCAGATGTTTAAGCCTACATCTAACCGATTTGAAGATTTAACAGCATGGGGTACTGAAAATGGGAGTACTGTTAACTGGCGTACCAGTAAGCTACGTGCTTACAAGAACTTCTTAATCGCAATTGGCATGTTAGAAGATGGTGTTGACTATACACAGCGTATCCGGTGGTCAGACATAGCACTACCAAACGAAGCACCGCCATCATGGGACGCTACCAGTACCACAGGCTCAGCAGGATTCAATGACCTCTCAGAAGCACGAGGTAAGCTTATCGACGGTCTACCAATGGGTGAGTACTTCATTCTGTACACCTCTCAAGAAGTCTTCCTGGTAACTTACGTGGGCGGTAATGACATTTTCACGTTCCGTAAGATTTTCGATAACCTTTCAATACTGGCTCCAGAATGTGTTGCTCAGGTGAAAGGCGGTCACTTCTTAGTTACAACGTCCGATATAGTGATCCACAACGGCAGCACATGGGAGTCCATCATTGAGAACAAGATTAAACGCGATCTGTTCGAAACCATGTCAGCAGGGGAAACGGCGAACGTTAAAGTACAGGCATATCCGGCGAAGCAAGAGGTATGGGTACTGTATCCATCATCAAAAGGGGCAGCACTGGATAGAGCGGCTATCTACTCGCTTAACAGCAATACATGGACTTATCGTGAACTACCAAACGTAACCACAATCAGTTACGGCATCCTTCCTACTGACAATGATCGCTTAATCGATTTGCAGAACATGCTAATGGAAGATGATCCAACTACGTTCAACGGTGTCGGCCAAGACTTCGTAAGAGGCTCATTGTTTGTGAATACTAAAGAACTGGATTGGTGGGCGGTAGACGAAGGTTCAAGCGGTTCTGTTAACTTGCCTTCCATCGCTATCAAACAGAACATCGATTTTGACGATTACGGCTTAGAAGCAACGAGCCACAAAATGGTGAAGGGTATTTATCCGCAGATCTCCGGTACTGGCACGGTTTTCATATCAGTAGGCGTTGCAGAGAACCCTTATGATGCTCCAGCCTGGAGTGAGTCAGTAGAGTTTGAGGTCGGCGTAGATAGAAAGGCAGATTTTAGAGTATCAGGAAGGTACATCTCTATCCGCTTTGAAGCATTCAGTAAAGAGTACTGGACGCTAACCAGCTATGGAATAGATGTAACGCCAAGAGGGAAACGATAATGGCAAATAAAAAAAGCGTATATGTACCAGCACCTACTATTGGTTCTCTGTTCGACGTTGAAAGAGAACTACGCCGTATTCAGGAAGGCTTTACAAGCGTAGGCGAACACATAGCTACAGAAAAAACATTTGATGCACCAACTAAAGACGTTGAATTACAGATTCGATATGCAGACGGGGTTACATGGAATCCCCGTGGTTTAGGTGCAGGACTCTATATATTCGTAGATGGGGTTTGGAGGAAATTTACACTAACATAAAACAAGGAACGTTTATGGGGAAAAATCATAATAACAAGCCAACATCCTCAGCGGATATGAAAGGGCTAATTGAAGTACTTAATGTTGATAGTTTCAGAGATGTTTCTCAACTTTTTTACCAGACAGGGATTTTCGACAACTTAGTACATGATGATTGTACTGAAGAAGATATAATTACTCACCTTAATGAACATGAAGGTTTATTTCAGATTAGCATTGGTGGTGAATTTGGTGGTGTTTTTACAGTTGATGATTTAGGTACTATTTGTGGCATTAAGACCTGTGAAGTACATGCATACATAATTCCTTATATGCGTCGTTACAGTACTCAATTTCTAAAAGCCTTTGCTACGTTTATCTTTGAGATCTCTTCATTTGATACAATCGTCACCTCAGTACCTGATCATACAAAGTATGTTGTGAAAGTACTTAAGCGAATAGGTTTTAAAGAAATAAACTGGAGTCTTACACAATATAAAAAAGACGGTAAAGATATAGGGATGACTTATCTGTACCTTAAAAAATAATTCAAGGAGGAATAAAGATGGGATCTCTATTCAAATCTGGTTCTCAAACTACTACACAAAAATCATCATCAGAACCCTGGAAACCAGCACAAAGTAACCTCAAAGATATTTTAGGTGATGTTAGTGATTGGTATAACCAGGCTCAAAAAACAGGATACATTTCACCTACTGGTGATCTGTCTTCAATCTATAGTCAGTACTTACAAGGTTTAAACGGTGTAAGTTCTGATGCAACGAATACTACTAACAGTTTGCTTGGTCAGGGTAACAGTGCTGCACAGTCTGCATTATCTGGCTATCAGAATGCCGCAAATGGTGGACTTGGTTACAGTACTGGCGATATAGCAAATGCCGCATCAAGTCTCTATAAAAACGATTTAGTACAAAATCAGATCGACGCTGCTAACCGTCAGATTGATAACACACTCAATGAACAAACCTTTACCGGCATTGATCGTAATGCGGTTGCTGGCGGTAATGCGGGTTCTTCGCGTGCTGGCGTGGCTCAGGCTATTGCTGCACGTGATGCTGCACAAATGAAAGCAGACAACGCGAATACCATAACCGGCAACGCATACAACAACGCGATCAATACCGCAGCTAATACTTTAAGCAATAACTCTAACATGCAGTTAGCAGGGCTTGCAGGCACTGCCAGTACTGGTAATCAGTTGTACTCGCAGGGTGGTAACTATGCGTCTTCAGTACTGAATGGTCTATCTCCACAGCTACAGAGTTCTCAGCTATCTGCACTCATTCAACAACAACAACAGACTGATGCTACTGGTAATCGTGACTATCTGGCTAACCTAATTTCTCAATACTACTTACCTGTATCTGGCTCTATTGCTGGCTTAGGCGGTACTACCTCTGGTTCCAGTACTCAACCTGGCGGTTCTTCACTGTTCAACTCATTACTATCTGGCGGGGCGGCTGCTTCACAAATCTATCAGGGTTTCTCTGATAAACGCCTGAAGAAAAATATCAGGAAAGTAGGAACTGAAGCTGGTCACAACGTCTATGAATGGGAATGGACTAAACGCGGGAAAGAACTTGCCGGTAATCAGCCAGCACGAGGTGTTATTGCACAGGAAGTACTTAAGAAGAAACCTGAAGCTGTCAGTACAGATCCGAATACTGGATTCCTAATCGTCGATTACAGCAAACTTTAAGAAGGATACTACACATGGGAAACTTCTTAGGGGAAATTGGTAAACGGGTAGGGGATCTTGTATCTCATCCAGTAAAAACCAGTAAGGACTTAGTTACCGATCCGTCTAAGGGTTGGGACGAACTTACTGATTTGTATACTCATAATGAGCATAAAGATCAGGATCTATTTCAAAAAGGTTTTGGGATAAAAGGTTGGGTAGGTGATCACCCCCAAGAAACAGCAGCGGCTGTAGTGGCTTCTATATTTGGAGGATGGGCGGCAGCCGGTGCTTATGGTGGGGCTGCTGGAACGGCGGCAGGTGGTGCAGCATCAACGGGAGTCGGTACTGGTAGTGCTGCTGGGTTAGGTTCAGCAGGATCAGGTATGACGGGTTTTGGTGCTGGCGTATCTGCTACGCCATTCTCAGGTGCAGCGGGAGCGAGTGGTATCGGTGCAGGTTCAGTATCAGCAACTCCGTTTTCTGCTGCTGGCAGTTCCCTTGCTTATGCACCGTCTTCCAACTCAGTACTGGCAGGTACAGGTTCACAGGGTATCGCAGGAGGTGCAGGTACATCAGCACTCAGCTATGCACCTACTCAAAGTACCGTACTCGGTGGTACAGGTTCTGGTATTGCACCAGATTTTAGTGCTGGTCTTGGTTCATCCGGTAGTTCTGGTATTAACCCGCAGCTTATCCAGCAAGGTATAAGCAGACTTCAGCAAAGCCAAAACCAGAACCAGCAACAACAAGCACCTCAAATAACATTACATACAAAGAGTGGCAGTTTTAATTATCAGCCACCTACCAGTACTGCTTATTCTCAGGCACAACAATTACTAACTCAAGCCTTGGGAACAAATCAGTTCAGTACTAACCCATTTCGGAGATAATAAAATATGGCTTCATTATTTGATAATTGGCTACGTCAAAATCCTGAAAGTACTCCAGAGGATCAACAACAAGCACTAAGCGTATTTAACAATATTGGTAACTCAGTTAATAATGATTACGATTTAAATGCACAAAGTGTTTTACCTCAAACTACTTCAACGGATGAACAGCCTCAAAGTACTAATAGTTCTGGCGGCTTTCTGGATAATCTTGCAAACCTATTCAGCAATCCAGCGTTCTTACAATCTGCATCAGCATTTGGTAGTTCACTTGCCGGTGATCAGGGTGGTTTTGAGCGTGGTATGAATGCATACGCTCAGACGATGGATGAGCGTAGACAGGAGATCAGCAGAACTCAGCAGCAGAAGCTGGCAAGACAACAGCAGCTTGAAGACAGACAAGCAGAACAGGCATGGAATGATAAGGCTGCATACCGTGATTCTCTGTATCGCCAGTACACACCAGACAGCGTACAGCAGTATCAAAGTACTGGTGATGCTTCAGTACTCAAACAACAAGAGCTAACCCCGTGGCAGCAGGCACAGGTACAGTTAGGTACTCAGCGTATTGATAACCAACGTTCTATAGCTGATCAACGAGTCACAGAACAAACTGCTGCACGTCTACAACGTCTGGCACAAGGTAACGTTACGCCTGACAGTACTGAATACGCACCTAAGAAAGACAGTACAGGTGTATGGCAAGTACCAAACTTCAACAGCAAAGGTCAGTTCACAGGTTACAAGCCAGCAGGCCCAGAAATGCAAAAGCAACTGGATGCCAAAGAAGTAAGTGGTTTACCAAGTGCATCAGAAACACAGATGAGCGGTGACATTAAAGAACTTCAGGATGCTATCAAAGCAGGTAATGTTGATACCTTTACCGGTCAGGTAGCAGGGCGTTCGGATACTGTAGCCGACTGGAACAGTTCATTACGTGGCTCTGATGCAGAACGTGAAGCATACAAAGCAGCACAACGTATTGACGGTAATATGTTAACTGGTGGTGTTGCTAATGCTAAAGCAATGGGAGCCTCGGGTATCAATACCAAAGCAGAAGCAGATATGTACTTTAAAGCTATGCCGCGTCTCGATAAAACCTCTCCTGAAGCACTACAGAACTCACTGGAAAAGATTCAGGCATATACAACACAGTTCAACGCAACTAAGCGTGGTCAACCTGTGAGTACTGCACCTGCTAAATCCAGTTCTTCAAGTACTAATTTCGGTTCCAAGTACGGCTATTAATCATCCTGAAAAGGCGGTTAATAGCCGCCTAAAAATAATTTTAATAATAAGGTGAATATATGGCTAAGTCATGGTCAGAAATAAAAAACAGTCAGGATTTTCTAAACGAGACACCTGAAACACAACGTGCAATTGCGGAAGATTATTTTAATAAAGTAATTCGCCCACAGGTTGAACAGAATGGTGATGATGTAAGTACTGTCTATAATGATTTTACCGCAAATGCATTACCTACCTCTGATACTGCCAGTACTATCGATGCTCAGTTAGTTAATGCTCAAAATGCACTACATCAGGCCGCAGCGGATGGATCATTAGGTTCACCAACGGGTGCTGATAATCGTTCTCTACTTCAAAAATTTTCTGACAGAAATTCAGCAATCTTACAAGGTGCTGGAAGCTTTGATTACGCAGGGCAGTACAAAGAACTAAAAAGTAAAAATCGTAATCCAGATGAAGAAGAACTTTTTCAGGTACGTAGAAAACAAATTGAAGAGTACTTACCGCAGGCTCAGGCACTGAAGGCTAAGAACCCTGAACAGTACCCAATTGATGAAGTTGATCTGGCGGGTAGTCTGGCGATGGGTAAAGATGCAAAGGATCTTGCAGAGTACTCAACACTTGCAGCAACAATACCGGTTACAGGCGGCACATCCCTACTGGCACGCTTGGGTATCGGGGCTGCAATAACCGCTGGAAGTACGTTAGCAGGTCAGGCAGCAGATGCAGCGGCAAGTGATAAAACTGCTGGCGATGCTTTTGATAGCGGTGAACTGGCTACCAGTGCAGGCTTTGGTGCGTTAGGCGGTGCAGCAGCACCATATCTTGTGAAAGGGGTAACTGCATTAGGTTCCGGTATTGGTAACAAACTGGCTGATTTGGGATTAGATATACCTGCACTTGGTATCACTAAAGACGCAGCTATGTTACGCAGATACGGCGATAAAACGAATCCAGATACAGTACAGAACATTACTCAAAGTAACATTGCAGATCCTACTGCACGTGCTGAAGCACAGAAGGCGTTTACTGCTGCAACAACTGATGATGCAGGTAACTCATTACTTGTACCTTCTCAGGTGTTCAACGATACAGGTAGTCGTTATATCAATGCTGAACGTAGGGCACTCAACAAAGATGATTCAATCTGGTCACAACGTAATGCGGCTACTGATACGGGCGATGCAATCAAAGGTGCAATAGATGATGTGAATGTCTCACCCGATACGCTTCAAAATGCAGGCGTTGCGTTAGGTAATGATTTTCATAAAGAGGCGTCAAAGCTCTATATAGCACGGGCGAATGAAGCACAGCAATTACTGGATCAAGCTCAGGTTGGACAACTCAAGATGCCACGTACTAAGCAGGTAGCACAGTACCATCTCGATGAAAATGAAAGAATGGGAGATGTGAATCTTAGTCCAGAAGTACGCAGAACTCTTGAGAACTTCAACAAAGCCGATCTACATAATATTCAAGACCTGGATAAATGGAAGAGAACACTTACTAATAAAGCAGACATTGCATTTCGTCAGGGTGATTACACCAGTAGAGATGCTATACGTGAAGTACTATCAGGATTGAAACAGGAAGCGGATGCAACGATCAGTAGTATTAACCCTACTGCCGGTAGCCTATATCGTGAAGCTGATGAGTTTTATGGTGATTGAATCGCCACGGATAATCTAGACACTTCCGAGCCGTTGATAATACTGGTTTTCATATTCTGTCGGTGACATCTGATCGCTAGAACCATGCCGACGCTTACTGTTATAAAACATTTCGATGTAATCAAAAATATCGCTGCGGGCTTCTTCCCGCGTTCCGTAGATCTTTTTCTTTATCCGTTCGCGTTTCAACAACTGGAAAAAGCTTTCTGCAACCGCATTATCATGGCAGTTACCGCGACGGCTCATGCTGCCCTCCAGGCCGTGTGATTTCAGGAACGACTGCCACTCATGGCTTGTGTACTGACTGCCCTGATCCGAATGAACCAGCACCTGTTTTTGGGGATTACGCCGCCATACAGCCATCAGCAGTGCGTTCAGGACAATGTCCTTTGTCATCCGGGATTGCATGGACCAGCCGATAATTTTGCGTGAGAACAGATCAACAACCACGGCAAGATACAGCCAGCCTTCGTGGGTCCTGATGTAGGTTATGTCCGTTACCCAACGCTCATCCGGAGCATCCGGGTTGAACTGTCGCTGGAGCCTGTTGGGCGACACGATACTGGCCTCGCCTTTACGTGCCCGCGGGCTCCGGTATCCGACCTGAGCCTTTATCCCGACACGTTTCATCAGTCGCCAGACTCTGTTCACTCCGCACTGTTGCCCGCTGTCCCGCAGATCCAGATGGATTTTGCGATAACCATAGACGCATCCCGATTCCAGCCAGAACTGTTTAATCTGTCCTGTCAGTCTCAGGTCTGCCTGATGGCGTTGTGAATGCGGCTGCTGAAGCCAGGCGTAAAAACCACTGGGATGAACATCCAGCACCCGACAGAGCAGGCGAACAGGCCAGCAACAGGTGTTGTCACGGATAAAGGCGTACCTCAGTCGGACAGCTTTGCGAAGTACGCCGCGGCTTTTTTTAATATGTCCCGTTCGTCGGTAACCCGCTTCAGCTCTTTCTGGAGACGGCGGATCTCGGCCTGAGCATCTGACTCTTCTTTATTAGTGGAAGAATCCGGACCGTACTTCTTTATCCAGGCGTAAAGGCTGTGGGTGGTGATATCGAGACGTGTTGCAACGCTGGCAACAGAATAACCGCGATCAACAACCTGTTTGACTGCTTCAATTTTAAACTCTTCGGGATAACGCTTACCGCTCATGGGCACCTCTCTTTAAGCCATCTTAAATGACTCTGAGGTGTCTGTTAAACCCGTGGCGATTCAATCACTGAAGGCGTGGTAGACGGCTTACGAGGTACTAACCGCAAGGCGAGCCAGTACATTGACTGGTTAACTAAGCCAGATAACGCTGCAAAAGTACAAGAATCGTTAGCACTCAAAAGCTATTTGAAAAGTAGTAAGGGCAAGAACATGACTGATGTACTTGCTGAAAAAGAGATGCAACGGCTACAGGCACAACGTGTATCTCAAACTACAGCACCAAGTAGTAATGCAAGCCAGGCTGATATTGATACATACAACCAAGCGGTACAGTACTGGAATTCTCTCTCTCAGAAGGATATGGAAGCTCTTGCACGTAAGAACGTACCAATGATCGAGAGAGTGATAGATGGCAGTATGGAGGCAGCAGAGGCATTAGGACGTGGTGCAAGTACTATTGATACTTCGTCTAAAAAACCAGTAAGCCAGCCTCAATCAGTATCTGAACCTGTTCAAACACCTCAGTCTGTAGAAGTACCTCAAGCTGAAGCACAGAAAAGTACTCAACCTGAGATCAGCTTACGTAACGAGGCGTTGTATAACGGTATTGTTCATGCTGAAACTGGCGGGCTTAAAGATCCGTGGATACGTACAGGCCAACCGGATAGTACTGTAGGCGGTACAAGTACTGCATATGGCCCTGCACAGATTACCGGTAGTTTGATGGAAGATATGGTTTCACGTTACTCGCAGTACTTCACCAGTGAAGAACTTGAGTACGCTAACAACTTTATCGACCAAGCTAAAGTAATGGCTGCACGTCCTGATGATCCTACTTTTGGGTTCGGTAAGAAAGGCGTTATGGGTAGTACGCTACAATTCAGAAAAACATATAGCTCAATTGCCAAAAAGATCATTGAAATCTTAGATTCAGAAAATGGCGGCGATTATAACAAACTTGTTCAAAGGTGGAGGGGGTTAAACGATCCGGCATATAGTTCAAAACTAAGTGATGGGGTGAATGCCTACCTTGATTCAGTGGATAACAATAATAAAATACAGGGGTAATAATTACCCCTTTAACCAGGGGGCAGGGATGCTACCAGATAAAGAAGTAATTACAGCAATAACAGTATACGGTTCATGTATCACTGATCAACTAACACATCAGGGCATTGCAGCAGCAATAACAAGTACTCAAATCTCTAACTTAGCTTTCTTTGGAGTGACATTAGGCGGATGGGTTACGATTATCCTCGCTATTGGTGCAGTACTCTTGTTCGTGATGAATTTGGTGAAGTTCATACAGTTCTCATATGGATGGTACAAGAAAATCAGAAAGTATTACAAAGATAAAAAAGAGCAATAAACTCATTTCATTTGGGCCTCTTTTTAGCACTAATTCGTTAAATAAAATCAGGAAAGGAAAATAACTTCCCTTCCAGATTTTTTAACTTGATGAGAGGTTTTTATGAAAAAGATTGTTATCGCACTTATTATCGTTATCGGTTCTGTCCTGTTCTTTGCACACAATAGTAAACACACAGAGTCGAAAGGAATTAGTTATATTCAATGTGTAGTAGTGGACGGAAAGATTCATGATTGTACTGATATAACTGACTTCAAGATATTAAAAACGGAGTCTATGGATGGATATAAAAAGCACAATTAAGGGAATAAGTGCAGGGGTAATACTTCTGTTTGGAACAAGCGTAGTAAACTTTGAAGGATTACCATCAATGAATCCTAACGGCAATTACTCACCGTATAAAGATCCTGTTGGTATTACAACTCTTTGTTATGGCTATGTACCACAAATGACAGAAGCCATACAGAAAGAGTATACAAAGAAAGAATGTGATGTACTGCTTGATAAGACACTTTATAAGTACACAGTAGTACTGAAAAACCTGCCAGTAATGCCAGTTTCAACAACTGTAGGTTTTCTGGATTTTGCATATAACGCAGGTATAAACGCAGCGAATAGCAGTACAGTAAAAAAGCGGCTTGCAGAAGGTAACTATGCACAAGCAAGTAAGGCAGTACTGCAATGGCGTTACGTCTCTCAGAAGAAGCCTGATTACTCTAAAGGCCGTTGGGAACACAGAAATGGTAAGTACTATTATGATTGCTCTCAGTACCATCACGGTAAGCCTAACAAGCTTTGCTACGGACTGTATACAAGGCGTTTAATGGAGAGTGAACTACTTGCCGGTACTATGACGGATAAAGAAGAGATTCAGAGCTATATACACAAATTTGGGAAGTAAAAAAAAGGATACCATATGGTATCCTTTTTTTCATAAAAATTACGCACATAATAGAAATATCATTGCTGCTGCTTTAAGCGTGTTTTTAGCCATAGAGATTCTTTTGGTTTTTCTTAACTCTTTAATGATTTTCCTTTCATGTGCAACTTGGTTTTTATCTAAAATAGAAACATCCCATTGGGAAAGGAATATCTTTGCTGTTTCAGTCTTACGTAGAGTTTTGCGATCTATAATTACTACCACCACGGCAATGAAAGTAGTAATAGCTATGAAAGGAATCATGGAATAGAGAGTTGATGTGTCTATCACAACCTTATAGATTAATTCGGCCGAAAGAACCCATACAATCATAACTATCCTATAAAGGAAGTTATTAAGCTTGGCTATAGAATATCTTCTTTGTGTAGTGTTTAGTAATGTACCGTACAATTTACCTGAAAATAAAGGTTCTAATAAATTGACGTGATATTCCCAGTTTTTTTGCCAATACTCACCTGACTGCAATATTCTTTGAGAGATTATAGTTATGAATAATCCGAATACCGCTACGAAAGCAACTGCACCAAGTAATGCCTTTTTTGTTTCTTCTGTTAAGTTCAGTCTAAAATAAGACGCTAACAATACTCCGCTAACTGTGATTAGAGCAGCAATTAGTGTCCAAACATATGTAGTTCTCTTCCAATAGAGGTCAATCTCAAACTTTCTAATATCATGGGCCTTGTCATAGGCTTCTCTCAGCTTAGCCATATCAGCATTAGTGAGATAGGTCTTTGACTCACTCATTAGTATTTTTTTTATGTAGTTATTAGCTGGTTGAGTACAAAAGTACTTTTGTACATCATCGTCATCAAATTTTTCGCGAGGACTATCTTTATCTTTTTTATCAGAAGGAAAGAATATATCCAGGAAATTCATGCTATTAATCCTTTATGACCACAGAGGGCTAAGGTTGAATATTAGCTTCTGAAGCGTGACAAATCCACACAAAAGTGTAGAATTCCTTATATGTTGCCCTTGTGATTCTCTTAACCGGGAGTGTGTTCTGCAAACCGCATAAGGGCAACACCTACCATTCAACTTTTGTACCTCGCTTTTCGAGAGCTGCTTTTATAGGGCTTCCATTCATACCTGTTCCCTTTCTTTGTTTAAAATTATCGATTAATATTTGCTCGCTATCAATTGTAATGGGTATAGTCAAAGTGTCTTTACCAAGAATTGATATGAAGGTGACAATGCATTCAGACTCAATTTCCCTTAGTGAAGCTATAAGATCCACCTGCTCAATATATTCAAAATCAGATATGTCATAAGTTCTTTGTAATACAATTTCGCTTGTTCCCAAAGGCTCAATGACACTTGGGATTTTCATCGGTGAAAATGGATTCTTTTTATAACAACTTTTAAAGTTAACTTTTTCCTCAAAAAAACTGGTCTCAATTTTTTTTATAGTAACCGGATGGTTTTTCATGTTTCTTAGCAGAAAGTGGAAGTTTACATTAAGATGTCCAAATTTTACATGCAATTTCCATGATGTTGTGAGTGTTGTCGTACACTCAGCAATTAGTGTAATCGAATCTTCCTTAAGATTTTTGTCATACTCTTCTTTCCATGAACGATAACCCGCCATGAATAAGATTAAAAATGCTAAGGATGTAAAAAAAGGGACTTTATAAAACTCAAAACCTTTAAGTAATTTGAGAGGATCAAAAGAAAAGTATAAAAGACATGCACCTGCTAATAAAGTAACTATGGTTTTCCATGTTTCAAGTTTGTCATAATAGTACTTTATCGAAGTGCCCAAGCTTTTTACATATTCGGCAATCTGCATAGTTATTCCTTGAATCTTTAATTTAAACTAAAAGTCATCCTTATCTTCAAACATAATACTATGTGTCTCTCGTACTGCATATGTACTTGTACCGTGTTCCTGAACGATTCTGAATGCATCATCTATGTACATAGGCGTGTTTATTATGAATTCTACGCGATGTGAGTAGACAAATACAATCCAGTAAAAACATGGAGTTGTGTAACTTTCAAAAGCCCATAACTGCCATGCAGTTCAGTTTTGTAGCCGGTGAACACGTCTCCTTTCTGACAATACACGATAGTTTTACCACTCATCTCAATAAAAGCCATTTTACTTCGCCCCAGCCCAACACTGTTCATGCATACAGTATTGCTAAGTATGTACGCATCAACAAGCAAAACTGCCAAAAACCAATAAAAATGATCAATATCAAGCACTTAATGATCAATGGTAACAACTAAAAATGATCAATAATTGATCTCTTACCAAAAAAAGAGATAACAAGAATGATCAACAAAACCTTCTTCGCAGAACCTGTAATGAGTACTGACGGAAAGCTTTTAGGGGTAGAACTGCTTACTAAGTTTCATCATGCAGATATGCCAGTACTGGATAGTAAGTACTACATACTGGCAATGCCGATAGAGCAGAAGCGGCAACTACTGATACAGCAACTAACAGAGATTCAGATCGCAGCGTCTTGGTTCAGGGACTATGGTTTGTTTTGCTCTCTCAACGTTGATCGCCATCAGGCAAGGTTATGTGCGTATGACCGTGAGTTAGTCGAATGGCTGGCAGGCTTGAGTGATTTTGTACGTATCGAGATTTCTGAAGATTTTGAAGGTTTAGAGTACGGTATCAATGAACCTCTACTGAAAAAGCTTATCGCCAACGTTAATGATCTTTTCCTTGATGATTTAGGTGCAGGGCGAGCTAACCTGGCAGCACTTACTACAGGCTGCTATCACACAATCAAACTTGATAAAGCCTTCTATCGGCATGAAGTACAGAAGCCTACTTTCAGTACCCTGATCAAGAACATCAAGCGTTACTGTGATCGCATCATCATCGAAGGTGTAGAACAGAAGGGTGAGTTAGTGATTTTGAAAGAGGCTGAAGTATGGGGCGTTCAAGGTTATCTGTATCGCTCAGTGCAACTATCAAAAGTACAAACACTACTTTGATCAATATTGCTTTATGAGGCTATTTTCATTGATGACTCTAAGAGTTATGATGATGGAAATAGCCTTTGGGATTTATAGAATGAAGTGGATTAAGAAGTTCGCAAAAGAATTTGAAAAAGATACTATAAGAAAAAATAATTCAAAAGAAAAATGGGAGCATTTCAAACCTTCTATCAAAGCTAATCTTATTTGTATAGCTGAAGAATTGAATAAAAATGGGATAGAGGTAAGCGTTTATGATCAGCAAGATGAACCCGATGGGTTTGGTTTTGATTCGTTGAGCTTGCAGTTTGATGCTAAACATACTGGCAATATGCGGCAAGTTATAGAAAAAGATAAAATAACTTTCAACCATCATATGCAATTGGGTGGTGTGTTATCCATTTCATATAGTTCTGTAGGTCATATTCATATTTTTGCTGACCCACCTAAAACTGAAGACTCAATGGCAGTTCATAGTTATCTAATCTTGTACCAAACCTATGATGCGAAAAATATTACAAATAAACGTTTAGAAAAGTGGGTTAAAAACTTTATTCATTATCAAAGAGTGACAGGTGTTCTTTATAGAAAAACATTTAAAGATAAATGGATAGTAAGATGGCTTAAAACAAAAATGTACTTCATTCAATACCTTGAACCCAAGAAGAAATTCATTAGGTATTCAGCTTTATATATACCGCTTATCAGTATGATTGTTGCTACAGTCGCTGCGGTAGCAAGTTGGATAGCAGTATATTTAACTTTAAAGCCATAACAAAAAAGCCACCTCAAAAGGGTGGCCTTCTAATTTAAAGTATGGCGGTGGTTATAGAGCTTAGGTATATTAATCCATGCCTAATATGTGGATTAACCAAGGCTGTTTTTCTTAAATTTCATAACCGTTTTATTATACCTAACTTGACAATTATCGAACTTTTCTTTAGTTGTCTTTTCTATTTCATCACATTTAGATGTGATTTGTCTTTCTGAAGGGTTGGGTATATTAAGACATAAGGCGGTTTTAACAGTTAAAAATTTATCTTTATTGTTAGCACATACGTAGTACAAATTATTTAAGTTATGCTCTTGTGTAAAGTCTTCTGTATCTTTTTTGTATTTTTGGAATTGCATTTCTAATTCAGTAAATTCAGACAAGCTTTTTATATAGCCCTTTAGTTTAGGGGTGGGTAGTTCTTCTATATTCGAAGAACATGCTTCACTGAAAATATTTTGAAGATTCTCAAATCGACCTAACAGGCTTTGGATTTCTTGAGCCGAGGGTAAAGGCGGAAATGTACAAAGTTTCTCAATGTACCAGTTACTTGTCATTCCTTTTTCGCCTCTTGTATGACGCAAAACGTCAACATTAAGATCCCAGTTTCTTGTCCTTTGTGCTTGATACAAGTATGTTAAAACAATGTCAGGAAAACCGTTATAGAGGTGATCTGTTTTTTTCTTTAACGCTTTAGTATCTTTGGTGAAGCCATCATAGATATTGTAAAGGGATAAAAAATTTTCTTTATAGCTAAGTAGTCTCTCAAGATTCTCTCTTCTGTCAATTTCTGCATCGATACGATTTTTTTCCTGAACGAAAAGAGTGTCTTCTTTAAAATATTTCTCACCACAAATCCCACCAATTAGCCCTTCCTTGCCATCTTTAGTAAGACCTACATATCCTCTTTGATGTTTTTGTCCACAAATTCCATGTTCTGTTTTTACCTGACATTGAACGCTTTCACCAAGATGATAACGGCCTACAAGCGAGCTAAAACTATCTACACTAATCTCTAAATCTGCTGAAAAGTTTGGACGAGATGTAATCTGCTCGATGCTTGCAAAAGATTCTGAATGTTGAGTCAT